AGTATTTAGAGTGTGATTTTTTGTGGTATGTGTTTTGCATACTCAAAGATAGTAAATAATTTTTAAAGAAAAACATTTTTTTCTGTAAATTTTTGTATATTTGTCCTATGCTTAAAAGTTTCCGATACAGAATTAACCCTACTAAGGAACAGTCTATTCTGCTTAATAAGCATATTGGGGCATGTCGGTTTGTGTACAATCTTGCTTTGGAATGCAAACAAATAGCGTGGGCGGGAAGTAGGGTAAATCTTAATTGTTTTGATTTGATTAAACAACTACCTGACCTTAAAAAAGAATGTGAATGGTTGAAGGAAATCAACTCCCAATCCTTGCAACAACCAATTAGGAATTTAGATAATGCTTTTACTCGTTTCTTTAAAGGGCAAGGAAACTTTCCAAAGTTCAAAAAGAAATCAAACGGTGGTAGTTTTAATATTCCGCAAAATGTATCTTTAGAAAATGGGAAATTGATTATTCCTAAGTTCAAAAAAGGAATTGATATTGTTTTGCACCGACCAATCAAAGGAACAATCAGGCAAGCCACAATAAGCAGAACACCAACTGGTAAATATTTTGTGTCGATACTTTGTGAAACAGGTGAAGCAATAAAACCAAAAGCAAAGATTAAAGAAAACACAACGGTTGGAATAGATTTAGGAATTAAAGACTTTGCTATTGCATCAGATGGAGAAGTATTTGAAAACCCTAAATACCTGCGAAAAGCACAAAGCAAACTAAAATACGTACAACGCAAGTTTTCTAAACACAAAGGAAAACGAACAAAATATAAATTAGCAAAATTACACGAGAAAGTATCTAACCAACGGAAAGACTTCCTGCATAAAACTTCGAGCGAATTAATCAAGAACCACGATACTATTTGCATCGAAGATTTGAACATAAAAGGAATGCTTGCAAACCATAAACTTGCGCTATCTATTTCAGATTGCGGGTGGTCAACTTTTGTGTCTATGTTAGAATACAAGGCTGATTGGTACGGCAAAAACATACTTAAAATTGGTAGGTTTGAACCGTCAAGCAAAACTTGTTCGTGTTGTGGAAACATTAACAAAGGACTAACACTAAAAGACCGTGAATGGACTTGTAGTAATTGTAATACTTTGTTAGACCGTGATGTTAATGCTTCCATAAATATCAAAAACTTTGCTCTTAAAAATTATTTGTCTGTGGAACGCAGACTTAAAAATCGGAACGAACTGTCAACGATGGTTGAAGTGATGACTTCCGAAGCCCCTTCGCCTTTAGGCAAGGGGTAGTTCACCGTGAGTAGACACCTTCAATTAAAGATGTTAAATAAGGATTCTTTTTAATAACATTATCTCTTAAATCTGTGATTCTAATTCCATAAAGAGGTCGTTTTCTCATACTAATACCTTCTTTAGGTATTTTTACCCCATATCTATCTCCACCCCCATCATACCATTTTTCAGTATTAGGTGTGATAGTTTTAAGACCATTATATACTTGTAATCTTAACAGTGGATCTGTCAGTTTTAAATTATCTGCAAGTTTTTTATTAGCGATATAAGCGTTAATAAGAGGTTCTTGAGAAACTCCTTGTCCATTGAATCTAACGCGACCGATATTAGAAGGATTCCTATTCCCCAAGGTTGTTTCTTGTAAGGATTGGGCTAATATATCATAGGCTTCTTCTTTACTTAATTTAGCTAGTCTAGCTTCATTGACAAGATATCTAGCCATACTTTTACTGTAAATACCTCCAAATAAATCCCTATTAGGTTTTATCGGTAACCCTGATGTAGCATTTATTTTTCTGTTATCTGCTAAATGGAAGGTATCAGTTGGAGAAATATATATTTTTCGATCAATTGGTCTGACTTTTTTTCCATTTCTTTCAATTGCAAGTTCTTCATCCGTTTTTTCAAAATAGAGGTTTGGTTTAGGATTTAGTGTAGCTACTATTGCTGGATTACTTGGAAGATTAAAAGGAGAACCGAAAAAAAATTTAAATAAACGCATCTGTGGGGTAATAGCATTTACATTGAAATTTAACTTTTGTGTTGAAGGTTGCGTAGCAAAATTTGCTCCTTTTTGAAATTTAGGTAAGGGATAGTTTTGTAATAAATTCATGAGTATATATATTTTTAAAGGTTACATTTAAGGTCTTCTTGATTTAATTTACTTAAATTTTCTTGAAAAGTATCTAATGTTTGAGGTGTTTTATTGTTAAAATCAATTTCTGAGTTAAGATTATTATTCATTTGAGTTTGTTTATTTACAAACTCTTTAAATCCTTCTGTATCTTGTGATAAGAACTCATTGATAAATTCATTAAAATTATTTTTAAAATATTTCTCAAACTCTTGTTGAGAATACTTATTATTTTTATATGTAATTATACAAGCCATATTTGATTATTTTTTATTTTGTAAATAGTGGTAATTGAAACAGATAATTCTGTTGCTAAATCTTTTACAGATTTTTCAGAAGTTCTAATATAGTTAACTTTATCCCAATCTAATTTAGCAGATGGATTATTATCTCCTTTATGTTTTTGAGATAGTTCTTTACTTCTTTTTTGAGCAGCTAATTTTAAATTTTGCTTATGTTTATCTGTAAATACTTTATTTTTACCTGCTTCACTCATTTTAGATTTAGTTTCTTCAGATACTATTCTATTTTTATTATTATTGATGATTTCTTTACTTCTTTGTTTTTGTTTTATTGACATTTTTTGTTTAGTTTCATCTGATGCTTTTAATCCTAAATTACTTTCAGCAACAAGTCTAATATTAAATTTATTATCAAAATTATCTAAAAAGAATTGTTCTAATTTAATACAATATTCAGAAGGACATTTAGCTAATATTCTAAACTCTATATTTTCAATACCGTATTTATTCACAAAGTTTTGTAAAGGTTTATTTACATGAACATTTGATTTTAATTTATCAAAATGTGTTTTCTTTCTTAAATCAAAATTAGTAGCAGAGCCTATGTAAACTCTATCGTCTATTTTTGAAAATATCCCATACACTCCTGAATTTAACATACCCTATTAATTTTACCAGTTTCTATTAATCTATTTTCAATTTCTATAGAAGATTTACTTGTTACAAAATCTCTAAATTGCTGATATGTACCATATTTACTAAATTCACTATTTTCAAAAGACATAAAATCCTTGAAACCCTGAATATCGGCTTTAGATGAAAGTATATGGATTTGTTCTGGTTCAAATACTGCATAAGAATAATTACCTTTATCTTCTCTTTCATTTTTATAAATAACTGAATCTAAACCTGCATTATTTAAAATCTCACCATCTCTGTAAACCCCACCTTCAGGGTGATATACATTATAACCTTTATTATGCAAATAAGTTATCAGTAATCTATGTCCTTGTTCTTTAGTAAAATCAAAATCAGGGTCATCTACAAACTCTAATCCTTCTCCTTCAAAATTAAAATCTACTTCCGTTTTTAAAGGATTTTTGATATTTAGAATTACAGGTATAAACTTAGCATTGCGTTTAAATTCAAAATCAGTGTGTAATCTTCTATCTTTAGCTGCTTGTAAAGTACCAAAATGAATAGCTCTACTAAAATCTGAACCAAAGCCTGAAAAGTTAGGATTATTAGTACCATGATAAACAATATCCTTTACTTTCGATTCATAATTATACTCACCACTTGTAGGATTTTTAACTATACCTAAAGATACTCTTGCTATGTAATCATTATATTGTTCTTGTGTACCCCATTCTTGTAAACCTTTAGATGATTCAAAAGCATTTTTAGCACCTTCTAAAAATTCTTTATTATTAAGTCTTTCTTGTAATTCAGCAAACTTTTTTAACTGTTCTTGGTGAGTATTAGTAAATAAATCAGAAAGATATTTATCAGTAGATATTACCTTAGATTTATCTACATTACTTATTGCAGTATCTAAATTTTGTTTCCATCCTTCTGTGCCTTCAATTCCTGGAGTATAATCATTTCTTTGTTTAGCTCTACTTATAAAAGTTTCTTTTGACATTGTTATCACTTTGTCAAAATCATTTGCAAACTCTCTTAATAAAATCATGTCAGAAGCAAACAGTTGTTTACCTGTTTCAAAAGCTTCTTGTTTAGCTTCTTCCCAAAGTTCTCTTACAGCTTTTTGATATTCCTCTTTATTATTTTTTTGAAAATCATTCCTTGCCTTAAATCCTTTTTCTAAACCAAACTTTTCATTAATTCTGCTTTTGTAATCAGAATCAAAATCTATTACATCAGTTCTACCACTTTCTCTTAAAAAAGTTTTACCTATCCCTGGATGTCCGAATACTATTTTATCATTAGGTGTAATAACAGCTTCCTGATTACCTTGAAGTATAGGATTAGTATTAGGATTATTCAATGATTGTTGGAATTGACTAAAAGAATCGGATTGAGATGACTTTTGAAATACAATATTTTGATTATCTTTGGTTTCATCTATTGTTACTTCATTCCAAGTATTTCCATACTCATCTGTAATTTCTACAGGATTATAACCTTGTTTTTTAAGAATATTACTTACAGTATTTTCATAAAAATTATAAATAGGTTTTAAAGCACCAAATCCTTCTCTTTCTACTCTTTCAAGTTCTTGTTTAAGTTGATTTATTTCATAATTTAAATTAGAATAAGGACTTTCTATACTTGTTGATTTTTTTATTTCAGTTCTTATTACATCAATAT